CAGAAGCAGACTATTTAGAGAGGGCCGCATAATGCCTACGACAACGACGAATTATTCTTGGAATAAGCCAACCGTAGGCGGCGACGAAGACGCTTGGGGTGGCTTTCTAAACGGCAACTGGGATGCTCTTGATACGTTGCTTGGCGGCGTTACAAACACTGAGTTTCAAATTCTTGACGGCGCAACTGTCACGACAGCAGAACTAAACATCCTTGATGGTGTAACGTCTACAGCGGCTGAGCTTAATCTGCTAGACGGTGTTACAGCGACAACCGCAGAGCTTAATTACGTTGACGGTGTAACCTCTGCAATCCAAACGCAGTTAGATGCTAAAGTTGGCGCAACCTACACAGGCGATGTAGACATCACTGGCGAGCTAATCGTTGACAGCTACAACGAAACCTACGGCGCTGTTACATCAAGCTCCAACGCCACAACGGTAAATTGTGAGGCGGGTAACGCATTCAGCCACACGCTGACAGAAAACACCACGTTCACGTTCAGCAACCCGCCAGCAAGCGGCACGGCGTATAGCTTTAGCATTGAGATTATCCAAGATGGCTCTGCGTCTGGCTTCACGGTTACTTGGCCTTCGGCTGTTGATTGGCCCGCTGCTACGGCACCAACGCTGACAGCAACCGCATCTGCAAAAGATGTTTTTGTGTTTTACACCCGTGACGGTGGCACGAACTGGTACGGGTTCACGGCTGGACAAGCGATAGGATAAACGATGGCTACTAAGAAGAAGCTATTACAAGCGGCGGCTGGAAATGCTGGTGGTGCTGCACTTGATGTGGATGAGGTGTTCTCAACGTATTTGTATAGCGGGAATTCAACAGCTAGAAACATCTCTAATGGCATTGATCTTTCTGGTGAAGGTGGTTTGGTCTGGACTAAGTTAAGAGGGCCAAACACTTCTACCCGACACGTTTTGATTGACACAGAACGAGGTGTAGAAAAGTATCTTGAAAGTAATACTGGCGATGCAGAAGACACACAAAGTGGCAATTCCTTAACTGCCTTTAATAATAATGGTTATACCATAGGTAATTGGGGAAGTATGAATGCATCATCCCAAGACTACGCCTCTTGGACATTTCGCAAGGCCAAAAAGTTCTTTGATGTGGTGACATATACTGGGGATGGAACTGTAGGAAGAAACGTATCGCATAACTTAGGGTCAAAACCAGGTTGTGTCATTGTGAAAAAGACAAGTGGCTCAGAAGGTTGGTTTGTATCGCATAGAGGTTATAACAGTGGCGCAAATACTGGCTACTTAAACATGACAAATGCCTTCACTGCGGGTTTTAGCACAGAAATACCTGTGTATTATGCAACAGACACAACTTTTAGAGTTAGCAATATTTCAGGTCAATCATACGCAAATACTAACGGCGCAACCTACGTTGCCTACATCTTCGCCCACAACGATGGTGACGGTGAGTTCGCCGCTGATGGTAATGCTGATATCATCAAATGTGGTAGTTACACTAACTCAGGCTCTGCATGGTCTGTTGATTTAGGGTTTGAACCGCAATTTTTACTCAGGAAGTTGGCTGATGGAACAAGCGATTGGCAGATTACGGACACGATGCGTGGCCTATACCCAAAGGGCCAAAATGCAAAAAACCTTAGAGCTAACACATCGAACGCAGAAACCAACGCTGGGGGCATTCAAATTACACCGACAGGAATTGAAGGCACTGGTAATGGAGCCACTGGTACATGGATTTACATAGCCATACGCCGCCCGACTGCTGTGCCTGAGACGGCGACTGAGGTGTTTGCTATCAGTCAGCAGTTAAATACGTCAGGAAGTACACCTTCTTACAATTCTGGTTTTCCTGTTGATATGGCTATTAACAAATATACAACTGGAGCTGATGCAGGATTATCAGATAGGTTAAGGGGTGCAAAAGACTTACAGCCAGCGTATAACTTTGCTGAATACGCCAATGGTGTGAAAACTTTTGATTACATGGATGGTTATTATAGTTCGGGTGCAGGAGCTAATTCAAATAACTATTCTTGGATGTGGAAACGTGCGCCTAACTACTTTGATGTCGTGGCATATAACGGTGACGCAACATCTAGTCCTAACTCTAGGAATATAAACCACAACCTTGGCGTTGCTCCCGAAATGATGTGGATAAAGTGCCGTACTGCTGCGGAAAACTGGGCTGTTTATCATTCTGGGACTGGCGCAACAAAGTATTTGAATTTGAATAATACTGCTGCGGCTGCAACAAGTGCGAATTGGTGGAGAAATACAGCCCCAACTGACACTGTGTTTACTATAGGCCATCAAGACGATGTTAATCTAAATGGTGGGACGCATATAGCCTATCTATTCGCCACACTCGCTGGCATATCCAAGGTTGGTTCAGCAACCCATTCTGGAACAACAAACGTGGACTGCGGCTTTAGCTCAGGCGCAAGGTTTGTGCTTCTGAAGCGCACTGATGCAACAGGCGATTGGTATGTTTGGGATAGTGAGCGTGGCATTGTGTCAGGCAATGATCCGTATCTTCTGCTAAACTCAACAGCGGCAGAAGTTACGAACACGGACTACATTGACCCGCTATCGTCAGGCTTCACGATTACTAGCAACTTTACCGCGGGTGATTACATCTTCTACGCAATCGCATAACTCAACTGACACAGGAGACTTTCAATCATGTCAGAATATCGCAACAGAACAACGGGCGAAGTAAAAACGCAGGGGCAATGGCGTGCAGCTAACCCTAACATGTCTTTGCCTCGCACATGGAAAGCTGCAACGCTAGATGCACTAAACTTAGACCCAGTGCTGCGAAGCCCAGCGGCTACCACAACAGCATATCAAAACTCAGTTCGTGATGGTGTTGAGCAGGACAGCAATGGTAACTGGGTGGAAAAGTATGTCGCCCGTGACATGTTCCAAGACACCACTGAAGATGGCGTTACAACCACAAAAGCAGAGCATGAAGCGGCTTATCAGGCAACACTTGATGCAGCGGTAGCAGAGAGCAATCGCACCAAGCGTGATGGCTTGCTGGCTGAAACAGATTACTTTGCGCTGACTGACGTTACGATGGATGCGCCGATGACAACCTACCGTCAGGCTTTGCGCGATATTACAGCCCACGATAACTGGCCCAACTTGGCCGATGATGACTGGCCGACGAAGCCGTAAAGGGGGAGAAGGCACATGCCGTTGATCCCACTTAACATACCCGCAGGCCAATATCGTAACGGCACTGAATATCAATCTCAGGGCCGCTGGCGAGATGCAAACTTGATCCGCTGGCACGAAGGCGCGCTGCGCCCCGTTGGCGGCTGGCGTCAGCGCGGAAGCGTTGACCTAGACGGCGTGACCCGCACGATGATTGCGTGGGAAGATAACAGCTCTGGCCGACGCGTGGCGTTTGGAACGTACAATAAGTTGTACGCCATGACGTCAAGCAACACTGTAAGCGAGATCACGCCTGTCGGCTTTACCGCAGGCAGGCAGGACGCTACGTCCTTCACTAGCTATGGTGGCGGGGTTTACGGCAGCAGCCTTTACGGATTGCCATCAGAGGATTCCGGCACCATTTTGCCAGCGACCACATGGAGCTTGGAAAACTGGGGCGAATACTTGCTGGCCAACACAGCCGATGACGGCAAGATTTACCAGTGGCAGCTTAACGCTGCAACGCCCGCCGCCGTGCTATCAAACGCCCCGACAAACTGCTCTAGCATGATGGTGACAGAGGAGCGTTTTGTGTTTGCGTTTGGCGCAGGCGGCAACCCCCGCAAGGTTGCATGGTCTGACCGCGAGGACAACAACACTTGGACGCCAGCAGCGACAAACGAAGCCGGTGACATTGAGATACAAACCAACGGCACAATCCTTAAGGGATTACGCACACGCGGGCAGGCATTAATCCTTACAGATCAAGACGCGCACACGGCCACATATAGCGGCCCGCCGTTTGTGTATGGCTTTGAGCGCGTTGGTACGTCGTGCGGCCTGATTGCGTCCAACGCGGCTGCGTCGAT